AGAAAAACACTTAATTCAGTTATGTGTGTATCATACATCATGTCAAAATTGCTCCTATACGCAAAAAAATTGACCCCGGTATTCGCACGTATCCGACCCGACTTTACGCAACTCGTTTTTGCCTAGTCACATGAAACTCGACCAACTCAATCGGGCAAAATGAGCACAAAGAAACCGACATCATTTACGATATCGGTTCATCCTACGATTAGGAGCTCTTTGTAATTAAACTAAAATATATGAAAACCAAGAAAAGAAAAATCTTTTTAAAACATTTGTTGTACCCACTTAGGATAGTTAGTGTATTGAGACATTAACTCATTACTTCTATAATCTTTCACTTCTACTCTACTACCTATCTTCATATCCTTGCACCAATTTTGAAATTCTATATCAGACATAACTTTCTCTCTCTCACTCTCTATACTGGTATACTTCTCTATGTCTATACTATGTATTGTGTCTACTATACTATTACTATTCATAACTTAACTGAATTTATTTTTATTAAGATTGTCCGACTTAAGCTTTTGCTTTTGCGGGATGTTGTTCAAAGATTTGTTTTAGATATTCATCTTCATTCTGCATGTCCTCAGCTGTCATATCGTTATACCTTTCTAACAAAGCAATTGCGGACCTGATTTCACCCAACTGTTCACTTGCTGCCCATTTAGGTTTACCATCTTGCAGTCCTTTAATCTTCTTCATTAATACTATCTCGTCTTGTTTCAATTTTTGTATTGCGTAATCCATTTGTTTTTTTGTTTTATATGTGTCCAACATTCTTTTGTGTACTTATCTTCATTCCTTCTTGCTTGTCTCTCATACGGGTTTCGACTATATGAACCGGGGTACTTATAATACTTTGTTCTTATTGGTTGTAGCTGGTGTGTCCATTCGTGTATACATGTAGCAATTAACTCTCTCACATCTTCACATTGGTCCCAGTATATCCAAATCTCATTATCATCAGCATCGTATGCACCACAGTCCGTATCATATCCTTTCACTACGGACCAGATTGGTTCAAACTTTTTTCTTTTATTAACTCCTAAATTTCTCTTACACCATCGTAGAGCCATATTAGTTATACTTACAGCCGGAGCACGACCTAACCCTTGCACCTTCGTGTTTAAATAAATCATTTGTGTTTGTTTAGTTATAAAAAAAGTGGCACTATTGGGATGCCACTTTTATTGATATCAAAGCTTTCTTTGTAAAGTAAATCGGAGAATAACCATTTGTAAAGTAACCAATATGCTTTTGATATAGAGCGGTGAGCTAGATTTGAACTAACCCCTTTAGTCTGGATGACTATCGTGCAACCCATGGGCTTTTACGTCCGTGAGGTAACCATTACACTTTCACCGCTTCATTAGGACGAACTAATAGTCCGTGCTAAATTATTTTACTACTGATGTAGTGTCTACTACCGGAGTAGCAGTTGTGTCAACACTCGTTGAATCACTTACTACTGCTGTTGAATCAGCTTTCACTTCAGTCGATGCAGTTCCACATGCTACCATACCCAAAGTTAACACTAATGCCATCGCACCTACTTTTGCTTTATTCAAAATAGATGATAAACGCTTTGCGTTATAAAGAGCCTTAGTTGTATAAAAGTCTCTCTTTTGTTCACTAATAGTAGTAGCAGCTTCGTTTAAGTTGTTTACTAATTCTGTTACCTGATAGTTTACCTTTGTTGCAATTTTCTTTGCCATATTATTTTTTTGCTTCCCTTTAATTATTAATTGTTCAAACTCCATTGAGGCGGGTCGCTTTTACCTCAGCTTCGTTTGTATCTTTATTGTGTTAATGTCTTTGTTATATGTAATATACGACAAATATTTGACATTACCAAATTTATTTTTTAAAGCTATTCACATATTCATCGGCTTTGATACCGACTAATAGCATTTCGACAATCATTTCCAAAGACCTGGCCGTTTCAATTGCCTCTTTGAATGATTTAATCACATTCTTTTTAAATGTAGCTTGCATTTCGTTACCATTCGTATAACCAACTTTACTCACATTCATTGTTAAACTCTTCAAAAATTTCACTTTACCCTTTGACAATTCCTCAAAGTAAATGTGTGGATGGTATGTGCCATCACTTTTAGGATAAATTCTTACTTCGATTCCGTTGCTGTATTGTTTTCTTAACTCAATACGACCACTCTTCATTTTTCTAGTTGTATAACTCATTTGTATTTGTTTTAATTATTTAATAATCGTACCATATCCACCACTATTGGTATTAGTTATAAACCAACTCCAATCTTCCTCACCAAAAAACCTGTCCCAATTAGGGCCCTTACTCAATCCTTTGCGTCCGTTGTATTGGATAACTCCGATATCTTTTAAGTTCTTGCGAATGGTTGAATAGTATCCATTTATACTTACTTGACCTATCTTGCCGTCCTCAATTAACATTTCTCGTATGATTGATGTCCACGATGGTTTCGTTGCCAATGTCATCACATTGTATAAGTGTTTATATACTTTTGCAATCATTCGTTTGTTTGCTGAATCATATCCTACTTTGTTTAACCAAATTTCGTTTGGTGTATCTATTGGGTCAATTAAATGATTTGGTGTGTTTGTTATATTACTCATTTGTATTTGTTTAGTTATTATTTAATTAGTCACGTCCGTTCCATTTGGTCCCGTATTTCTTATTCATATACGCTACCCATTGTTTGTCCGTTTTGTCTTCGTGTGTTCCGGTAAACTGACCTCTAAAGAACATTGAATCATTGCCTGCTTGAATAGGTTTTTCTCTTTTCACTTTCTTATTACTCATACTATTTTGTTTTAATTATTTATCGGTATCTTCAGGTCTCTTTGCGTTATTGTCTCTAAAGTTAGCATCGACTAATACTTCTAACGCCGGTATCATATCGCTTAACTCTTTGGACGCAAGGACTTCTTTTTTATCCTTCTTACTTAATACATTTTTGATTAAGCTATTCTCTAACTTATCCATTTTAGTTTCTACTTCTAACTCACCTATATACTTACGCACCGATGTTTCGTCAACAAAGATACGAGGTCTGTCCATTTTAGGACCCGATAACTCAATCACTTCATAGATGTGCTTGCCATCACCAAAGTTGAATTTCTTATTCTTTACTATGGCTTTATAACCTCTCTTACCTAATTTGATTTCTTTTACTTTCTTATTCATATTAATATTTTTATTTTACTATTTCCCAATTATATCCATTTATACACCAACCACATTCATCACTAATGTAGTCCGCACCCATTGAAAAAACCAATTCATCGGGTGTTTCGTTTTTATCCCATCCTAATTTACCTAATGTAGTTTCAATATCATTAATTATAATATCTTCACCATCACTATCTACATCAATATTATAGAAACGGATAATAGTTTCTTCACTTAATTTACTCATATTATTATCTTTTAATGTTTTTAATTACTTCGTTCATTGGATACCAAGGTATATGTCTTTTCATATTTTAGTGTGTTGAATTTAATTCGTAGTGGAACTTTTGTAATTGTTTTGTTTCGTATTGGTGTGCCGCAGCTTTACCTCTAATCACTTTAAGGATAAACAAATCGTATACCTCTTGCCCATACTCTCTCATATCGTTGTATAAGGACCAGTTCTTATTCTCTCTACGAGCTCGACTGAAATGTTTTTGTAATCTTAGTTTTGCAGAATAGTTAAAACGTCTACCAATAGCCGCAGTAACTCCTATATAGCTCTTACCATTTTCAGTATTGACTATTTCATATACTATGTGGTTTCTATCGTTTCGTTTTTTCCTATTCATACTAATTACTTTTTAATGTCCTCAAATCTAATATCCTTATCGGTTAAGTTTAATGTGTGTCCGATATATACCACACTCAAAAAGATTATTATTCCTATCATTGTTATATTGTTTTAATTGGTAACTTCATATTCTCTAATCGTTTGATTTCGGTGAACGCATCCACTACATTCATTTTCGTATCGGTTAACTTATTGATATATTGAGTAGCGTCCTTTTTATTACTGAAATACTTTACATCCTTATTCGGACTAGTTACCTTATATAGTATGTAGTCGTATGGTACAAACTTATTTTCTTTTAACTTCAATTCCTTTGTAACTGATTTTATCTTATAGTTACTCTTTACATTTACTTTACTTTTCATATTACTTTACTTTTAATGGTTATTAACTAAAATAGTGTTAGATTATCCTAACACTATATCGATTTGTTTCTTTGACAAACCTAAAGTTTCTTTCAACTCTTTACGACATTGACTAACAAACTTTTTTTCAACTTTACCCATACTAATAGGATAAGATAAAATGATTTGATTGATAGTCAAAGACTCTTTTTTCAACTCAGCGAAAAACTTCATTTGTTTTTTCACTTCGGTATTATTTTTACATACTACCTTATGTGTACGACCCATAAAGTCTTTAAATTCTACAATCGAATTAGGTTTTGTAGGTATGTTAAATTTACTCGCAGAGAAATTTCTATATTGAGGTTTTTCGTTACGAGATGTATTATACGCGATTTCGGTATAAAGGTTAAATTCGTTTGTTTTGTAGTTATTCATAATTGACAATTTAATATATTAGAAAAATTTTATATATACCCCTCTCATTGTTGGGATATACCCAAAGATACAACTTTTTGGGACCCTGGCAATGGACTTTTGAAACTATTTTGAAAAGTTTTTATGGGCAATCAACCAGTTGCACATTTATTTTTTTACTATATGTAAGTAATTGACTATCAAATTGTTATAACTCATTGATAATCAACCAGTTATGGGCCGGGATTTAACATAATATCAGTTATATGTTTTTTTTGATGCAACTCATTGATACTCAATCGGTTATCCATTTAACATAATATCTTATATAAGAACACTCTAACGTGTTGAAAATCAGTCAGTTATACCAACATATTGATTATCAACGAGTTGCACAGGTCAACTTATAACTTTACTTTTCCGGGATTCGGTAAAGGGATTACTTTACTTTTTTTAAATATATTTGACTAATATCAGCAGGACCCGTGCACCCCTTGCCCACATTGAGTTTCAGAGGATGACTAAAATAAATTCACTTCACTAAATCGATGCAAACCACTGCCAGTAAGGGTTTGACAGAATATTTTTCTACCAGGTCCGTGCTACAACAGAAAATTTTTCGGTATATTTTCGTATAGGGGAAAAAAATTTGTTGCGATGCGTGAATGGGTGGGATATAAACACTTTTACTGATATACTATTATTGATATATTCGTTTATGTAGTGTGTAAGTATGTAAGTATTTTAATTTGATATATAAAAACTTTTGACACTCTTTAACACAAATTACCACTTATACCCACTAATTAACACTAATTTATTTATTTTGATATACCTTTGTTTGATATACTATCTTTATTAATCCAGTGCAACTACCTTTATATGTTCCAATAGTTCTTTAATATCTTTGATTGTATTTTTTCTTATTAGGTGTGCGTTCTTTTTACCACCCCTTTCACAATATAATTCGTACCAATGTTTTATTTCCTTATTCTTATAATTCCTATCCAAATATATTTTACCCTCACTATTGGTAATTTTGTTTTGTATAACGATTTGGTATAACTCCTTATGCGTTCCGTTGGTATCCATAACCCGTACCATTCCTTGCATTGTCTTTATATACCATTCATTCACTATCCTTTGACCTACTATCTTATTTATATTCTTAATCGTTAACACTTACTTACTCATTATAGTTCTTAATTCCTTAACCTCTTTGTTCACTTCTCGTAATTGATACATTGCACCTATTAGTG